CAATTATTAGAAACACCCAAGTATCTTAAAAAGTATTTAAAAGAAAATGAAGAACACTCACCAGGTATAACATACTATACTGGCAATTGGGGTCAAGATTTAGAAGATAACTTAACAGACACACAAAGAGGTAAATTACAAAAACAAATGGCAAAATTATCAGAGAATTTAGTTTTTGTATCTAGAAAGTTACCTGATAATGTGGGTGGGTATAATTACATTGCATACATTAAATAAAATAATAAACATATTTTATCAAATACTTGCAGGTGCCTTTTACACACTTGTAATATATTATATAGGAACATTTAATCCTAATCACTATGTAATGAGAGACTTTCCAGACCCTAGTTTTCAATACACAAATCAAGAACAATATGTAGATAGTCTACATCAATGTATAGATAAGATAGAATCTACTATCACAGCTAATAATCATATACCTAGAAATATGATAGTTGCACAGTCAGTTTTAGAAACAGGTTGGGGTGAATCAGACTTGGCAAAAGATTCAAACAATTTATTTGGTATAAAAGCATTTTCAAACAAAGTACCTCATAGACATGCAAAAGAAAATGAAGATGTTATGTACAGAGTATTTTTAAATAAATGTGATTCGGTAAAAGAATACTACCGTTTATTAAACACACATGAGGCATATTATAAATTTAGAAAGTATAGAAACTATGCTTTAATGAATGATAAACCTATAAATCCTAAAGTTGCAATACAGACTATGGATAGATATAGTGAGACACCAGATTACGCTGATAGAGTTATTGAGATAATAAGAGACTTAGAACGATTATAAATAGTTAGATGTTTTTAACTTATCTAACATTGATATCAGGTATATCTCTATCTATTATAGCCGCAGGTTATAGTATTATAGGGTTGGCAGCTTTATTTGCAGGTGCCACTTCAGCGATTATCGCTATGGGTGGGGCATTAGAAGTTGCAAAACTTGTTATGGCAAGTTGGTTGTATAATAATTGGCATAGTCCATTATTACCAAAGTCAATCAAGTATTACTTAACAAGTGCTGTTGTTGTTTTAATTTTTATAACTTCAGTAGGTATATTTGGGTTTTTATCAAAGGCACATTTAGACCAAGTTGTACCTGAAAGTAATAATAAATTACAGATACAGATTTTAGATGAACAGATAGAACAAAGACAGAAGACAATTGAGCGTTCACAAAAACAATTAACAAGAATGGATGACTTGATTGAAACTCAGTCAGAAGAAACTAGTTTATTTTCTAGTAGTTCACAAAGGGCAATTGCAGAAAGAAATAATCAAAAAGAAGAAAGATTATCACTAGAAAAAACTATAGAAGAAAGTTTAAATAAGATTAATGAATTATCAGATAAAAAGGCAGGTATCAGAACAGAACAATTAAAACTAGAGGCAGATTTAGGACCTATCAAATATGTTGCAGAATTTATTTATGGTGATGAAGCAGAAAATCATTTTGATAAGGCAGTACGAATCATAATTATTATATTAATATTTGTATTTGACCCTGTTGCAGTTCTCATGTTGATATCAGCAAATATATCTTTAAGAGAAAAAAGAATGAAATTAGAACCTGAAACTCCTAAAACTGTAACAAATAAAAAAGATGAATTAGTAAAAGAATTAATTGAAATAGTTTCCGCAAATAAAAAGGATTGGAAAAAGAGTAGAGATTATAAAGAATTTATGTCAAGACTTTCAGAAGAGGATAAAAAGGTGTTAAATCCTGATGAAATAGTACTAAACTTGAATCAGATACATACATGGTCAGATGGCGATGATAAGTACAGAAATAATGTATAAAAAGCTTGACATATCGCTAAAAATACCATATAATGGTGTCTTATAGTGGAGGTTTATTATGAATATATTTGCATTACACGAAAGTCCTGAAGTATCTGCCGAAATGGCATGTGATAAACATGTTGTTAAGATGATACTAGAATCAGCACAATTACTATGTACAGCACATAGAGTTTTAGATGGCACAGAATATACAGACTTAACAAAGAATGGTCGTAAGATTAAAAGATGGCGTCTAGATGATGAAGTCAAAGAAAATTTACTATACAAGGCAGGGTGGTTAAAACATCCTTCTACTGTATGGCTAATGCAAAGTGCTTTTAATTATAACTGGTTATACAGACATATGATGGCACTCAACGAAGAATTTAAGAAAAGATATAAGGGTGTAGACCACTTAGCAGTTACTAAGTTAGGTCGTGTTCTTAGAAACCCACCTGTAAATATCGCCTTAAATAAAAAACCTACTTTACCTACACCTGCTATGCCAGATGAATGTAAGGTAGATGGTGATGTGATACAAAGTTATCGCAATTATTATATAATGAAAAAACAAAGATTCGCTACTTGGAAGGCACCATCAAAAATGCCAGACTGGTATGCTGAAGCTTTAGGAGGATAGTCATGTACGATATATTTAAAAAAGTATGTGATGATTTACCAGATTATGTGAAGGCATTTCTTTTTGTATCTGCTGTTTGCTTATTCTGGCATATTATTTTACATTAGGAGAAAATTATGGCACTTAAAGGAAGTAAAACTGAACAATGTTTAAAAGACGCTTTCGCTGGTGAATCACAAGCGAATCGTAGATATCTATATTTTGCAGCTAAGGCAGATGTAGAAGGTGAAAATGATGTGGCAGCCGTTTTTCGCTCAACAGCAGAAGGTGAAACAGGACATGCACATGGTCATTTAGAATATCTAGAAAAAGAATGTGGTGACCCAGCAACAGGTGAACCTATCGGTGATTCAAAAGCAAATTTAAAAGCAGCTATTGTCGGCGAGACACATGAGTATACAGACATGTATCCAGGTATGGCAAAGACTGCTCGTGATGAAGGTTTTGATGAAATTGCTGATTGGTTTGAAACACTTGCAAAGGCAGAAAGGTCTCATGCAAATAGATTTACTAAAGCATTAGAGAACATGAATTAATGCCTACTTATACCTTTCACAATAAAACTACAGGTGTTGTTGAAGATGTCTTTTTAAAGATATCTGAAAAAGAACAATATTTAAAAGATAATCCTGATGTTGAACAGGTGCATACAGGTATAAATATAGTTGCAGGTGTCGGAAGAATTAAAGGTGATTCTGGATGGAAAGAAAATCTATCCAGAATCGCAGAAGCACATCCTAGGTCAGCACTTGCAGAGAGACATGGCAACAAGTCTATCAAAGATATAAAGACCAAACAAGTTGTTGAAAAACACATGAACAAGAGGAAGAAGTAATGGCAGATATACCTGATTATATGCGAGGTTTTGATTTAGACCAAGATTATGGTTTTACACCAGTCAATCAAAAACCAGTAGAAGAAAAGGTGGTAGTAGGTGAGAACAAAGAGACTAACTTAGAATTAGCAAAAGTTAAGTCTGATGTATCATCTATAAAAAGTATGATGAACGAAGTCATGCAGATAGTTGCTGAAAAAGATACTGTTACAAAAGAAATAACAGATGAACAAACAAAGGCAAAATTTAAAGAATTAGAAAAAGTGATTTTGCCTTTCTTATATAATCTAGCAAAAAGTGAAGAAGATTATATATACTGGCCTAATAGGGCACCTATTATAAAAGCACAAATTGATAAAGTGCTAAAATTAACGAGAAGTTAAAAGATTTGAAAACTATATTATGATAAGACAGTCAGGTTGCTGACTATAATTAACAATGGTGAGATTGCTCACCTAAAAAAACAAGAGGTAAATAATGGAAAATACAGTAGTAGAGTTATCATATGCTCTAGACACACTATATTTTCTTGTAATGGGTGCTTTTGTTATGTGGATGGCCGCTGGATTCACAATGCTTGAATCTGGTCTTGTCAGAGCTAAAAACACAACAGAAATCCTTACAAAAAATATAGCATTATATTCTATATCATGTTTATGTTATATGATTATAGGATACAATATAATGTACTCAGGCGAATTATTATTCTTTCTAGGTGAAGATAATACAACAGAGGCAGTAATTGCTAGTGGTGGCGATGTATATTATTCATACATGGCAGACCACTTCTTTCAAGTTGTATTTGTAGCAACAGCATGTTCAATTATATCAGGTGCAGTTGCAGAACGAATGAAACTATGGCCGTTTTTATTATTTTGTGTAATAATGACAAGTTTCATTTACCCTATTCAAGGTTATTGGAAATGGGGTGGTGGATTCCTAGATGAGGCAGGATTTTTAGATTTTGCTGGTTCAGGTGTAGTTCACTTATGTGGTGCGACAGCGGCTCTTGCCGGTGTTATTATATTAGGTTCAAGAAAAGGTAAATATGTAAACGGCAAAGTAAACGCTATGCCTGGTGCAAACTTACCACTTGCAACACTAGGCACATTTATACTATGGTTAGGTTGGTTCGGATTCAATGGTGGGTCAGAATTAATTGTATCAAATGTTGCAGAGGCAAATGCAGTATCGAAAATATTTGTAAACACAAACTTGGCAGCTGCCGGTGGTGTTATGGGTGCATTATTAGTATCTAAAGTATTGTTCGGTAAATCAGACTTAACAATGGCACTTAATGGTGCAATTGCAGGTCTAGTTTCAATAACAGCAGAACCTTTAGCACCAACACCAGGACTTGCAACAATAATAGGTGCAGTTGGTGGTTTATTAGTAGTATTCTCAATCATCACTTTAGATAGACTGGAGTTAGATGACCCTGTTGGTGCCATATCAGCACACGGAACAGCAGGTATATGGGGATTACTTGCAGTAGTATTTACTACAGGAACACTATCAGCACAGTTATACGGAATAGTTGTAATCTTCTTATGGACTTTCGTAGTCAGTTCATTATTTTGGTATGCAATACATCTAACATGGGGTGTAAGAGTATCTGATGATGATGAGGAAGTAGGAGTTGATGTATCTGAATGTGGTCTGGATGCTTATCCAGAGTTTACAAAATCATCTGTAAAGGCACCTTCAGTATATCCTAAATAACTAAATAGTAGCAACCAGCATTGACATTCTTTGCTGGTTGTTATATAATAGACAGATTAAATAATAGAGAATTAATATGAAATTTATACATACAGACATTGATAAGACAGTATTACCTAAAACAAAAGGTAAGAAGGTCGGTGATTACAGATTTTATGATATAGACGGTGTAAACTATCCGTCTGTTACTTCAGTATTGAGCATGAGAAAATCTGAAGGACTTAAAAAATGGCGTAAGTCAATTGGTGAAGATGTTGCCAATTGGGAAATGCGAAGATGTGCAAACAGAGGTAAATCTCTACACACATTAGTAGAACAATATATGAAGAACGAGACACCATCCATTCGTGATGTGTTACCATTAGGGTTATTTAAATTAATGAAACCCTATCTAGACCAAATTAATAACATTAGATTAGTAGAAGAAATTATGTATAGTAAAAACTTGACACTTGCAGGTCAAGTAGATTGTGTTGCAGAATACAATGGTAAACTATCAGTTATTGATTTTAAAACAGCAAATAAAGAAAGAATCGAGGAGTGGGTAGAAAACTATTTCCTACAATGTACAGCATATTCAATTATGTACAACGAAACATTTAATGAACCTATAGAACAAATAGTAGTCTTGATGGCTGCTGAAGATGGTTCAATGAAAGCATTTGTGAAAGAACCGAAAGATTATGAAGAAGAATTGCAAAATGCAATAAAGACTTTTTATGACACAGTTAATCCACAATTACAAGAGGTTAAATAGTTTAGGCACTCTACCACTTTAAGAAGTGCCGGAGCTTGGTGTATGCTCGGCACACAGAAATACACCCCAAGGTTTTTATATTATGAACGCTAAACAATTTAGTTTAAAGATTGAAGAAATCAAAAGAAACAATGGCGACATGTCTTACATGGATGCCATCTTGCATTATTGTGATGAAAATACTATTGACCCAGCAGAAGTAGGCAGATACATTTCTAAAAGTCTAAAAGAAAAAATTACAATAGAAGCACAAGGTCTTAATTTGATTGAGAAAGGAGGAAAACTACCTTTATGACATATGATGGTTTTGCAGTTTACAGAAAGTATCTAGCTTATAAACTACATTTTACCACAGACAAGTATGATTATACAGAACATAGTGGCATGGTACATACTAAGTTAGAAACATTTACAAAAAGAAACGACAGATATATGTTTCATAAACTAAGTGTAAAGTATAATCAAGATGAAATAGATGATTTTATGATTGCAAATTTTGTTAAGAAGAATAAGGCATGGTCAGGTAGTTTATTAGAAAGAGATAGTCATGACACATATTTACAATACAGAAAAAGAAAAGAGGCAACAAATTACTACTTCAAAGAAGATTTGGGCAGAGTACGGTCTCTTATTGATATGGACAATTCTGAACCCAACCATGTTGTTACTGTTAGTGATGGCCAGCATCCAATACTTTTACGACATTGTATTGGAAATAAGATTAGTAAAGAGACATTAATAATTATGGATTATCATTTGAATTTTATAAGAGACTGGAATAAAAACATAACAGATAAAATTGTGTGGCCAGATTTTTATAAAAAGGTACAAAAGTTTAAACCGTTTTTAAAGTTTAATCAAACAGAAACAAAAATAATATTAAAGGAGAAACTATTATAATGGATTTAGATATATTTAACATTATACTTTTAACAGTATTAATATTTGCAACATTGGTAGGTGTATTATGAGTGATGATTTTTTAAAAGTAAAAAAATTTACAAAAGAAGAAAAGTGGCAATTACTTGCTGACTGTATCAGAAGTGGTCAAGTAGAGGCAAGAGAATTGCATGAAGAATTTGAAAAAGACCCGGAGTTTAAAGAGTGGTACAAAAAGAAATATCTACTGGACTAGATTGGTATATAAAATGGTTTGCAAGTATCGTATTAATATTCGGTGCAGTTACAACATCCATGAATCTATACCCATATAATATGTATTTTCAATTTATAGGTATTACAGGTTGGTTGATAGTAGGTATATTATGGAATGATTGGTCATTGATAGTAGTTAATATTGTAGGTTCAACAATAATGTTGATAGGTATTTTACACTATCATTTTTTTACAGATTGGTATTTAAACATTTATGAGGTATATATTGAAGCATGACAAACGAGATAGACATAGGTAGTA